TATATGAGACTGCAAGGGCTATCGGAGAAGACCATTACGGAGCATAGTCGTAATTTAAATAAATTCCAAAATTTAGGTGGTCTCTTGAAATGGGATGAATCCAAAACCATTACCTTTATCAAAGACCATTATAATGAAGGTTCATCCCAAAAAGCGATTAGTTCAACGTTATCCAAATACAGACACTATCGCGGGAAATCGACAGAGACAATACGGCAATTTTTACAACAAACTAATGCCGAAGCGTCATTACTACAAAGACAAAAAAATGATAAGCTTAGAGATAACCTTCCCGATATTGATTTTAAGCAAATGTTGAGTAAATACTACAGAGAAAAAGACTATAAAAGCTTTGTTATTTTGTTTCTACTTCTAAATTACAATACTCGTAATAAAGATTTAGTGGCTCGTGTGACTAATGACGAAACTGATTTGAATGAGGATGAAAACTTTTTATTGATTAGAGACAAAGATGTCGTGTACATTCGGAACGACTATAAAACAAAAGATAAATATGGAATGAAACGAGATGTAATCAAGGCGAAGAAGTTTTTTTAATTCCGTGCAAGAATTAGATAGCCTATTGATTGATAACGGGAATCTTGACAGACAAGTGAAAGCCGTAACACACGGGATTAATCAATCTACCATGTTTAAAAATGTTAATAACTCAAAACAACAACCTGAAATCAATTGCGAAATCGAGTAGAAACCGTGGAACGAATATGGAAACTATAGCGAAGTCGTATGACATAACCTAAAAAAGAAATTAGAGAAAAAATATGGTTAGTATTTAATGAGATTATATAAAATTAATTTTGCCGACCGTGAGATGAAAAAGAGAAATGGATTAATAGAATATTATTATACCGTGCAGTGTTTTAGCAAATTACCACAAAATACGTCCTATGCCTTGTTTAGACAAGAGTCCTTTAATAAATCACACCATAACGCATACGAGAACGCAGTAGAGTTTATGTTGAAGCAAATGAAAACATATAAAAATTGATTTAAATATTACATATATATATACATATGACCCACAGAAACAATTACGAATATGTCAAGAAATGGCGTGAAGCAAACCGAGACAAATATTTAGTAGCAAAAAGAGGATATACTCTAAAAAGTTATTATTACAACCAAGCAATCAAAGAATTAATGAGAATTAACCCTACACTGTTTTTATGAGAATCTTTTTTTGTTGTAATAATAACTTTTTGAAATACTTTTCAAATACTTTTGAGATATTAAATATATATAAAAATTGATATAAAGAAATCTTACACATATATATAATGATGATGAACTATTTGGAACACATTGACAAAAAACGAGTGGAACAACTTATCAAGAAAGATGACGTGGATGATGACATTAAAAAACAACTGAAATCTTATTTACGAAAATACGATTACAAGAAAGGCGGATTTTTAGTAGAATATGAAAACAAGGGCATTGGTCGTGGTAGAAAATATGCGAAAGGGTCATTATCTTTACAGAACTTTAAGAAGACCATTCGTGAAACATTGGTACATGACACACACACCGACATTGATATAGTGAATTGTCATATTGTATTGCTAAGTCAATATTGTAAGAAAAATGGTTTTGTTTGCGAAAAAGTAGATGACTACGTGTCTAATCGCAATTATAAATTACAGGGCATTATTGACACATTTAAAGTTTCACGAAAAACGGCAAAGGAACTCATATTGGTTATGATGTATGGAGGATGTGTCAACCAGTATTGTTGCGACAATGGGTTTGACATTACTATTCCTATGCCTTCGTGGGTAGGCGAATTGGAAAAAGAAATGACTTTATTGACTGACCGCATCAGTTCCAACGAAGCAACCATATTTAAAGAGGTCAGCAAACTAAAAAAAGAAAAAACAAAAAGGCGTCTTGCTTGTCTTATGTATTACAAATCATTGAAGATGACCTTATTATGAATGCTTCTAATAAGTTAAAACAATTAAACTATGTAGTTGACACATTATGTTTTGACGGGTTGCTCGTAAATGCAACCAACTTATCCAGTGAATTATTGGGAGAGTTGTCGTCGTATTGTTATGAATGTAGTGGGTATAAAGTAGAGTTTTCGTTTAAACCAATGGAAAAGCATTATGAATGCGTGGATGAAGAGTTTGATGTGAGTGGTTATGAATACAAACATTTAGACGAATATGAGCAACGCTATTGTGGAACATTGGAGGGTGGATGTAGTGAAGAGACCTATCAAATCCGTAAAGGGTATTTGGAACATTTCCTATGTAAAGTCCAACAACCTGAACCGATGTATGTATTCACGAATGGGAAACATAAAAAACCTGAATTGCTGTCCCCTACTCAATGTGGTTTGTTGTTAAAACCAATTTTGAGTGGTAAAAAGAATAGTGCTGGAACACCAATCGGTTTCTATGAACAATGGGCAAATGACTTGGACCATAGATTGTATAGAACGTTTGACTTTATACCCTACAATGTGAATCAACCAGTGGAAGATGAAAAAATATTTAATTTGTTTGAAGGATTTAATCCAAACATCTATGGCGAAGCAATGGATAAAGATACAATCACCAAGAAAATCACACCTTATTTGGATTTGGTTCAAGAACTATGCGGAGGGGATGACGAACATGCTATGTATTTCCACCGATTTATTGCTCAACTATTCCAAGACCCAAACAAGAAAGTCCCCATTTGTATTATTTTCAAGGGCAAACAAGGCACTGGTAAAAATATGGTTTTGGATGCGATTGGTAATATGTTGAATGGTTGCCATTACATAACGTCTTCCAAACCAAACGACTTCTTTGGCGAACACGCAGAGGGGTTTTGTAAAAAGTTATTGGTGAACTTGAATGAAGCAGAAGGTAAAGACACGTTTGACTTTGAAGGACGCATTAAATCCTTCATTACGGAAGATACAATCACTATCAATCCAAAGAACGTGCGACCTTCTACCATTCGTAATGTAGCACGAACCATTATTACCACACAAAAAACAAACCCAGTACCTATTGATGTAAAGTCCAAAGACCGACGGTATGTGGTATACCAAACTACAGACATCTACTTGAAGAAGTCATCTAAGTTTTGGACTGGGTTATATAATCATCTACGCAAACCTGAAGTAATGAGTGCCTTATACCAATGGTTTATGGCAATAGACTTGACCGACTATGATTGGATTAAACGCCGACCGATTACAGAAGCATACAAAGAAATGTGTAATCTATATAGTCCCATTGAAGCGTTGTTTTTTGAGGAGTTCTATGACAAAGAGCAATGGAAGGATTTGGAATTGGACGGCGACAAAGATACGCATATTACCATTCCTATGCAAGATTTGTTTAATATATATGAAACCTTTTGTAAGCGCAATCGGTTTTTAAAAGACGATACCAAAGCCACATCGTCCCGTTCCTTCATTGCGAAGTTAATTGACTTGGAACTCCCTATCACAAGGTATAAAGCACATGGGACTAATTCTATTAAACTAATACCACAAGAGGTATATGATTACATTGACAAGAGACGCTGGATAAATGGATACAGAGATGATCAAGAAGAGATGGAATATGTGGACAAGGGTGAAGATGCTAATGAAGGTTATTTTGATTAACCTGTGAAATCGGGGGACTTGGGGGACTTTCAGCCGAAAAAAAATGATTTGCCTTGGACTTTTTTTATAAAGTTGTTTTTGAAAAAAGGCCCAAGGAACTCCAGCGTTCAGGGCCTCAAAAGTCCCCCAAGTCCCCCCGTTTCCATATGCGTAAGATTTACATTCCATTAACCAACTATGCTAGGTTTAAAAAACTTTTGAAAAAACTTTATAAAAATTGAAATAGATTTTTAATATATTTAATAGTATGCCTTATACCAATATCCTACAACTCTCAACCATCAAGTATTTAGATTTACTTGACGACGTACCTTATAAGATTATTAAGATTATGATTGATGAAGGCGATGATGAAGACACTTATGATGTAGAAATAACAGATTTAGAATGCGACAGAGTTGGATATTGTAAAACGCAGTTTAAATTGACTTTACCAGTAAATATTAGTCAAGGGACTTTACCTTTATATGTAAACAAGACATTTACAAGTGTAAAAGAGTATAACACCAGTAGCGGTATTGCTTTGACTATGTTAGACTTATACTTATAGATGCTTGGGAGTTTCACCAATATATTGATTGGTTACTGCTAGTTGGTCTACGTAATCGATTTTTAACATAATATCTAATCTATCGTCATCCTCTAATACAATCTCCTCACCATCTTCGTTTTCTAATACAAATTTTGCTCGTTTAAGATTATCATTACTAAATAACTGTATTTGGTCGGCGTGGATAAGTTCAAATACTACATTTTCTGTTGTTCCTGACGAAGTAATATTATTTGTGCCTTGTGACAACATAGCAATCACTGGGATACTATTGGAGGACGAAGCGTAGTTCATTACTGGTAAATCTATTTTAAGTCTCACGGCATAAAAGAGAGGAATATCACCAAAAATCAATTTAACGGAAGACGCGCTTATATAGCATTCACGAGAAGATTGTGACAAGGTCGGTAGGTTGTCCCATACACTTAAATTGCGTTGGGCGTTTTCTAAAAACAAGTATTTTGACGGCATATACTATACGACATTATTTTTTATTTATTTGAAGTATAATTTGGTGTCTGCACTTGATATTTTAAGTATCCTAAAGAACGACTTGGACGTCTTATAAATACGGGTTTTACGATTTATGTCGCTATATTTGATAAGGCCTTTGGTGTCAGTCATTACGGAACTAACACTATCATACAACCATATACAGTTTAATTGCTTACATTCTTGATCATTGAAGATTAATAATATATACATAGTATAGGTACATATTATTTTATTCTGGTGAAGTTGGAAACTCTATTCCTTCGGTCCATATACTCGGGAAGTCTCTAAGCTCTTGGCGGTATAGTATCCATTTGTCTCTCTGCGGGAAATCAGGTAAGGCACAGAAATCGCTCTCTTGTAATAACTTATTTCTTTTTTCTCGTATTACATCTATTTCCATTTCAGTCCATAATTTATCTAAATGTTCTTTGGACGGAACTTCTCCATATTCAAACTGAATACTATTATAAGAATTGTCTTCTAAACCAAAACCTACCTCTGAATAATGTTTTTCTAACACAGAAACATAGTCCACCATATTATAGGGTTAGAAAATAAATTAGGTATTTCCAATATAATATCCCGCCAAATAAGAGTGTGCCC